GGCTACTTTTGACGATATAAAACTATTCGGTGAAACGTCATTATCAGATATTTTTAAACAAGCCCATAAACGCACTAAAGATACTGATAAGCAGATTAACGAATTAATTGATGCTCTTAAACCACTTGCATCATCTAATGCCGGTTCCGCAGTAATGTTAATGCCTACTGTTAAAGACTTAATTGATGTTAACGTAAAAAATAACGAACAATTGATTAAAATGGCAGGTATTGCACAACGAGCTGCTACTACCACAGCTAACAATAATGTTGATTCATTCTTCAACCCAGAAGAAATACAACAATTATTAGAAGAACAACGAGCTGTACAAATCGAGGGGCAAAAATTATTAGAACAAACCGAGATTATTCAACACCAAATTGAGAATAAATGAGGATAAGGGAAAATTTAAGTGGTATAGTAACATCTGCATCTAATAAATCAGCAGCGGGAGCTCCTATTAAACCTAAGATAGGAAAAGTATACGGTGTCGTGATAGATGAAAATACTCCATCAAAAGAATTATTTGAAAGAGCAGGTGGATGGAGTGGGATAGGAACAGTATATTACTTAGACTATAACAATAGTAAAGATGTTAATATTGCAAGTCAATCTAATTTAAAAATAGCAAAACCTTTTTTTTCTAGTTTTCAAGATTATCCTTTAAAAGGAGAATTAATATATCTTATAGATGGTCCTTCTCCTGTAAGCCAAGTAGGAAATGCTGGACAAAAGTACTATTTAGGAACAATTAATTTATGGAATAACAATCAACAAAATGCCATATCAGGTACTACCCTAGGAAAAACATTTACAGAAAATACTGATATCAGACCTTTAATAGCGTTCGAAGGAGATAGAATATATCAAGGAAGAAAAGGAAACGGTATTAGATTTGGAAGTACAGTTAAAGCAAGAGCAAATGTAAATGAATGGAGTAGTATAGGAAATGATGGTGATCCTATTACTATTTTAGTTAATGGGTATATAACAACAGATAAAAAATCCTTAAAACCCAATGTTGAAGAAATAAATAAAGAATTATCTTCAATCTATCTTACATCAACTCAAAAACTTCCCCTCCAACCAGGAGCTTTAATTAGAAACCCTGTTTTTTCTCCTACTAGTATTAACGATTATATTAACCCACAGATTATTTTAAATAGTGATAGAATCGTTTTAAATACTAAAAAAAACGATATAATATTAAATTCCAGTGGATTTATTGAATTAAGTACAGATAGTATTATTAATTTAAATAGCGCTGGGTGGATTCATTTAAATATAGAATCTACAAATAAGGATTCTAAAATACTATTAGGAACTAAAACAGATAATACATTTCCTGATAATCCAGTATTATTAGGGAGAGAAACTACAGAAATATTATCTGATATATCTGATATGCTGAAAAATTTAGCATTTTACTTAGCATCAACTATATCAGTAACAGAAGGGTCTGCTATTCCTTCAGTTAATGATGCTGGTGAACAATTATTTAGTGATGTACTTAGACTACAAGCTAAGTTAAAAAAGTTTAATCATTTATCTAAAAAAGTATATACAGTATAATGGCTGAAATAATATCATCAAATATAAAACCACCTTTACCTCCACCATCAGGGAACATATCTAGTTTAGTATCATCTGATACTTTAAATACTTTATCTAAATCGTCTACACCCCAAACTTTTGGAGATCAGTTATTAAAAATAGCGGCTCAACAAGTATTAGCGGCAGCTTCAAAAAGTAAATTAGCCCAATTAACAAAACAAAAAGCAACATTAATTCAAGAAGGAGTACAACTAGATATACAGCATCAAGCTACTTTACTGAAACTTGAACAAGCTAAAACCCCTAAGAAACAAATAGTAAATGGTAAAGAAACTGATATTCCGGCTGAAATAACTGAAGAAGAATATCAAGCTGCTCTTATAATAGAAAATGGGGGAACTTTACCTAATGGACAACAAATTAAAGGAAATTATCCCACTGCTAAAGAAAATTTGCAAAAGCGAAAAGATGAAAATCAAAAACAAATAGATGATATAATAAAAGATCCTTTTAAAGCACAAAAAGATCAATTAAAAAAGCTTAAATCAAAATTAAATAATAGAGAGAAAAAAACAAAAGCAGAAAGAAAAGAAGCTAGAAAGAAAAAAGTTAAAGCAGTTTTAAATGGAGCTAAGGCAGCAAAATCTTTAGTTCCTGTTGTTACCCTCTTTCTTGTAAATAAAATTGCCGAAATTATAGCCCAAAACGATAAAATAGGCCAGTTAGTAGACGATACTAATGCTATAATAGAAGAGGCTAATCTATCTAATGATCCGATTAAATTACAAAATGCCAAACTAGCCAGAGACAATGCTATTAGGATTATAACAGATAATGAAAATAAAATAAGAAAAATAAATGGAGATATTCAAAGAATATCAACATACATTAACATATTTACCACAATAATTAATATTATTTCTGCTATACCTATCCCAACCGCTGTCCCTCCTGGTATTGGTATACCTGTAAATTTAATTATTAGATTTGTCAAAATATTAGATAGAGCAAATAGAATAGTAATATCTTTAAGTGCCTATTTACCCACAGTATTATTAAGCCTAGAAAAAGCCATTCAAATACTAAATGATTATAAATCTCAACTATTAAATATAAATGGTGAAATAGATAATGCTGCTACTACGTCTGGTTATTCAAATTTCTTTTTAACAGACCCAACAGGTACTAATGAATTCCCTGAATATAAAGGATTTAAATTTGCTATAAAAGAAGAAGAAAATCCAAAGTTTGTTGTTAGAGGATTTAAACGTCGTTATGCTGTAGCTATTAATAAAAGAGGTGTTGAAGCATTAAAAAGCGAATATTCTTTTACGTTAGATCCTAATGATTTAATAGATCAATTAAAATTAATAATAGACCAACGAAACTTATCAGCAGACTCACCGAGTTCTTTTGGATCAATAGGTCCTAATGGGAATACAGGTGGTGGAACAGGAGAAATAGGAGGAGCAGGTAACACTTCTTCTCAATTCCAAGTATCAACTCCTTCCTCTTCTAACATATCCATTGCTCAAAAAGCAGCTTTTACCAAACCCCCAGAACCTACTGATATTCAAGGCCCAACAAAAACATTAACAGAAAGAATACCATTAAGTATAAAGAAAAAAGCATATTTAGCTGGATTAGTGATAGCTCCTACACCTCCTACCCCACCTAATATTAAAATAGATGCTGCTTATATTCTTAAAGAAGATCAAAAATGGCAAGCAGCTTATAAAAAATATAAAAACCAAGCAAGTAAAGATATATTAAGACTTGAATCATAAATATTTATTCATATGAACGTTAAAGTATTTAAAAAATTAATTAAAGAAGCCGTAGTAGAGGCTATTTATGAAGAATTGCCTGATATTATTAATGAGGCTTTGGCTAAACAAAATAAACAAACATTACGTGAAGGCAAAACAATGAGTTTTACTAGCGATGATATAACTCCATTATCCGGAAATGTACGTAATTCATTAATGGCCAAAATGGGTACTGAATTTGGATTTCAACAACCTCAACGTAATGATTTAAAAGTTATTGATGCTGTTGATCCATCAACCGGTGAAAAAATTAATCCATATTTAGCATTCATCAATGATGCTGCTAACAATATGACACCAATGGACAGATCAGGATTAAGAAATTTAGAATAATATGCCAATACCTCAAACCATACGTGTAAATCCTTTAGATTTACAAAGAAATGTTGCTATTGGAATATCTTTACCTTATAATGGACCAGCAGGTCCTTTTAATAGTACATATAGTACTAAGGATCAAGTTAAATCTAACTTAATTAATTTAATATTAACTTCTCCTGGTGAAAGGATAATGAACCCTGAATTTGGATGTCGCTTAAGAGAAGCATTATTTGAGATAGAGAATAATATAGAGGAATCAGTTACAAATATTATAAATACTAGCATATTTAATTACATTCCTGAAATAGAATCTACAGATATAATTGTAACTCTATCACCTACTGATAAAAATCTAGTTACAATTAATATTAAATATAAGTTAACATTATCTCAGGAGACGGACCAAGTAACACTACAATTTACATAAGATGGATAATAATATATCATACTTAAATAAAACCTTTAGCGAGTTTAAAAATAATCTTATAAACTACGCTAAGACGTATTTTCCCACAACCTATAATAACTTCTCCGATGCCAATCCTGGAGGTTTATTTATAGATATGGCTGCTTATGTAGGTGATGTTTCTTCATTTTATTTAGATACCCAAACACAAGAGAATTTTTTATTATATGCTAAAGAAAGAGAAAATCTATTTGCTTTATCATATATGTTAGGATATCGTCCTAAAGTGTCATACGCAGCTAATACTATAGTTGATATATTTCAATTAATCCCAGCTATAGATTCTGGTGGAAATTTAATACCAGATTATAATTATGCTTTAGTAATTCCTGCTAATACCTCTATTACTTCCAATACAAATAATACTAAATTCTTAACAATAGAGGATGTAGATTTTAGTGATACTATTGATATGGATATTACTTTAACAGATGATCCTGATTATTTTTTACTTAAAAAACAAGTAAAAGCTATTTCTGCTACCATAAAATCAACAACATTATCTATCTCATCCACTCCCCAAAAGTTTTTAATTTCTAATATAACAGATGCAAATATATTACAGATATTAGATGCAACAGATGCACAGGGGAATAAATGGTATGAAGTACCTTATTTAGCTCAATCTTATGTATTTGATAAAATAAACAATTCTAACTATAATAGTGATGGTGTTCCTTATTTATTACAATTAAAAAGAGTACCTCGTCGATTTGTATCTAGATTTTTATCTGATAATACGTTGCAATTAGAATTTGGAGCTGGATTATCTTCCAATATTAGCGACAATACAATATTACCCAACCCAGATAATATCCAACTTGGATTAGTCCCTGGTATTTCAGGTCTATATAATAATTTTAACAAAGCCTCGGTATTTTATACTCAAGAATATGGTTTAGCTCCAACAAGTAATATAACAGTTAGATACCTTGTTGGGGGTGGTGTGGAAGCTAATGTACCCGCTAATTCTTTAACTACTATAGATCAAACAACTTCGTATTTTAAGAATACTGTTTTTAACCCAGGTTTAGAAGCTTTTGTAAAACAAAGTGTAGCTTCTGTTAACTCTGTAGTAGCATCCGGTGGAAGAGGAGGAGATCAAACTGAAGAAATACGCAACAGTGCTTTGTATGCATATCAGTCTCAATTACGCGCTGTAACTAAAGAAGATTACATAGTAAGAGCATTATCTCTCCCATCTGAATATGGTAGTATTGCTAAAGCTTATGTTACTCAAGATACAGCCAGAGAACAATTACTTACACCAACAGTAGCAACTACCGAAGGTCGTAATCCTCTATCCCTAGATATGTACATATTAGGATATGATGCTAATAAAAAATTAACAACAACTTCAACAACATTAAAGCAAAATTTAGCATCATATATAAATGAATTTAGAATGGTTACAGATGCTATTAATATTAAAGATGCATTTTATATTAATATAGGTGTTAATTTTGATATAGTGGTAGCTAGTGGATTCAACAATAATGATGTTGTAACTAATTGTATTATTGCTCTAAAAAACCATTTCAACATCGAAAAATGGAACATCAATCAACCCTTAATAACCTCAGATATTACTGCTCTATTATTAAAAACAAATGGAGTACAAACAGTAACTAAAATTGAAATAATAAATAAACATGGTGGTAATTATTCTCAATATGCTTATGATATTCTTGGAGCTACAAGACAAGGTAATATTTATCCGTCATTAGATCCAAGTATATTTGAAGTAAGATTCCCTGATGTTGATATTCAAGGAAGAGTTGTACCGTTTGTAATATAAATTAATTTAAAATGGCCATATACAAAATATTTCCTGAAAAAAGTGCTACTCTTTATTCATATTACCCAACACTTAATACTGGGTTGGATGAGATATTAGAGCTTAGTACTTTTGAATCTATTGAAAGTACTGATGAAGTATCTCGTATTTTAATTAAATTTCCAACAGACGAAATAAATAATATTATTTCTAGTAAAGTGGGAACTGCTAGTTTTGACTGCTATCTTAAATTATATTTA